ATGGGGTGGAACTCGGACAGCCCTAAAGGCCCTATCGGCTGGATGCGCCGGGAGACTTACGGCGGGAAACTTTGCATTTCTAAAAATACCCCTGTACTTACGGATACAGGTTGGGTTAAGATACAAGAAGTTCCCCCCCGTAGTTTGGTATGGGATGGTGTGGAATGGGTTAGGCATGAGGGACCTGTACGCCAAGGCTTTAAAACCGTAATACTGGCGCATGGGGTCTGGATGACCCCCGACCATCAAATCTTAACCGAGGAGGGCTGGAAAAGTGCATCACAGAGCAAAGGATATAACCGGGTTAAAAGTAGGATACCTAATAGCGGAAAAATACGCTGGGAGCGATGGGATGAAGTCCCTATGGTGGGTGGTCTGCGTTTGCGGCCAGCGCAAAAAAATAGCCGCAACGGAATTAATAAAACAAAAGAAAAAAGGCGTCTCGGCTTCTTGTGGCTGCAAACGAAAAGAAACGCAGAGCATCAAACGACCGTCACCCGGTTTGAGCAGACACCCGGCATACGCCGTTTGGCGCTCGATGCTCGGCCGGTGCCGACTGCCGACGCATCAAGCCTGGAGCAACTACGGGGGTCGGGGTATAAAAGTCTGCGCCCCGTGGTTGGGGAGTTTCGAGGCTTTCTGGGGCGATATGGGCGCCACTTACGCCCCCGGTCTGGAGTTAGACAGGACCAACAACGAAGGAGATTATACCCCGGAGAATTGCCGGTGGGTGACGCGGGCGAAAAACTCCAACAACCGACGCACGAATCGCATAATAACCACACCTACCGGAGATATGACGGTAACAACGGCCTCAAAAATATACGGTATAGGAATAACAACCATACTATATCGATTAGGAAACAACTGGCCCGTAGAAAAATTATTAATAGCTCCAGACGTACGCAACCGGTCTACGACTTAGTGAACTGCGGACCCCGAAAAAGGTTTGTCGTTAAAGATGAAAACGGACACCCGCTCATAGTTCACAACTGCGAGAATGTAGTACAGGCTACGGCTAACGATATTATGCGCTATGTTATGCCGCCTTTAGAGCGTGCGGGTTATCCTATCGTACTGCACGTACACGACGAAATAATATCCGAAGTAGCGCAGGGGTGCGGGTCTATAGAAGAATTTGAGCAGATTATGGCTACTCTTCCAGGCTGGTGTGCCCACTGGCCGATTAAGGCCAGCGGAGGCTGGAGGGGTAGGAGATATAGGAAGGATTAAAAATGTTAAAAGGTTTAGCTATAGGGGCATTGCCCTCGTTAATCATGTGGTATTTAATTTATTTGCTTGTATCAGCCTTTTAGATACCAGCCCAGTATATTAAAAGCTACGGTAATAAAGACCATAATCATAGCCCACGTTTTAGCGGATATTTCTTTCTGATTAATATTTTGCTCGGTTAGAGTGGCAATATCCTTCTCACTCGTTCTAGCCATTTTAAAGAGACCGTCGCGCGCTTTCTCTAGGGCATCGATTTCCTTTTCAGTCTCTTTATGCTGGAACTGTAGCTCTATAATTTTTTCATTATAGTTATTGCATGGTAGCGCACCCATAGACCCTTTTATTTCCGTGATTAAGGCCATCATATGGCCTTGCGATGCTACTACACCTTTTAGAGCGTCCTCTACTACTTCTTTGACTTCGGCTTTAGTACACACTATCGGCCCCCCGCGCACTTTTCTAATTTTTTAACTATCTCTTGATAGTACCCGTCCGAGATACAAGTCCAGTATTCTTTAGTCGGGTGTGGCTCCAGTATCCGGATATCCGGCAGTACTATAACCTCTCTTTTTAATAACCCGCAACTAGACCCTATCGACAAGATTAGAAAGACGCTTAGACTTAGCAATATGATCTTTATTCGCGATTTCTTTATCTCTCTCATAATCAGCCCTCTTTTTTTTACCCTCTACACTATACCTGCCTGAAATAATACTTTTAAATACCACCAGTAGTATAGGGCAGAGGCCTAGAAAAATTTCTACCATACGATCTCGGTTTTTGTGGCTTTCCTAAGTAAAACATTAATAGCCGCCAATACCCCGGCCTGTACTTCCGCTGATAGCGTATAGCCAAACTTAGCCGCAACTATTGAAGTAAGAACGGCCACCCCGTTTACCCATATTGTCTTGCTTGCATACCATTTTTTCATAACCCTATCCTCCTGTTATTTTGCCTGCACTGCCTCAGGCGTTTTTAGTAAAAGCCAGCCTAACAAACTCTCGAATATATTCGGCGGGGCTTTATTATCCACCGTTACCTGCCAGTCGGCCCGGTTAACCATCACTAGAGAGCCCGAGCCGCTCTTAATCGTGTATACGCTCCCGTCAGGCTCTATTATCTGGGTTTTTATAGTGCAGCCTGCAACCACAAACACGAGGGCGAATATCAGCGCTTTAAGTCGCATTTATCCGCTCTATAGCGTTAAAATGAGCGAGAGCTATCCGGTCTCGTCCTTCCGGGCTTAGTAGGATACGGCAGTCGCGCTCTGTATCCATAAAGAAATTTTCGGTTAATATTGCGGGCATGGAGGTATTTTTTAAAACGTAAAAATTAGCCTCTTTGTCTACGTCTCCGTCCACAGTATCGGTCCGCATCTTACCCTCGGGGCACTCTTTCGCAAACTCTGCAAAAAATATATCGGCCAGTCTATCGGACTTTGTCTCACCTTTAGACGTAAAGATCTCGTAGCCACTACCGCCGCCTGCATTCGCGTGTATGGAGAGATAAGCGCAGCCCTTAGAGCCCCACGTATTCGCGCGCCTTACACGCTCGACGAGGGGTATATCCTCGTACTCGGGGGCTATGACGCTGTACGGTATTCCCGCTGCCGTCATTAATTCGACCAGCCTCGCTACTATTGATCGGTTAAACTCACCCTCAAATAGCTGCGAGCCGTCCGACCACACTGGGCTACGCTTGCCGTCTGTCTGATAGACACCGTTTATAAGCCCCCCGTGGCCGTTATCTAATAGCCAGGTTATCATGATAACATTTCCCGTACGGTTATACTCGAAGCTGCTACGCCCCCGAAAAGCCGTGCACCTGCGAGGCCGTTAAAAGTAGTCGTGCCCGCCAGCTCAGCTCCTGCTCTAAATTTGAAAGTGATAGGAGAGAGAGTGCCTGCCGCCATTCTATACTTAAGTACCAGCATTTCGACTTCGTCGGCGGAGTCCATAACTACAGTTGTCGCCGCGAGCGCATCTGCTACAGAGTCTTTAAAAAGCGCGCCCATTATCTGGTCCAAGGCGTTATTAGAGTTACTTAACATGGCGTGGATTTCTATCTCTAAAATATTAGCCGCATCTCTGGGCGTAATAGCTTGTGTTAAATACTCATCACCCTCGGTATTCTGCGGGATAGTATCGTCGAAAGGTATAACCGTAGTACCAGTCGCTACGGCCCCGTCCATATTTCCGACTTCCTGTACGGTGGTACCCGAGTTAAGCGTAGAGTGGACGATACTAAAGTCGTCACTCCCTGACCTATATTCCAGAGTAATAGTCGCGCCAGCCTGTAGCTCTCCGCCGGTAAGGGCGTTACCCTGTGCGTTTACGACCGCCTTAGCGCCTATAGCCGATATATCGACGGTCGAGGCGGTCGTATTTGTACTATCTGGTATATACCTAAACTGCATACCGTCCTCGTAAGAGTCGATAGCGTAGTTGTCAGTAAGAGGCGCGAGTACGTAAGCGTCGGCCGCTCCTGAGTCCACGAGCATATCTGCTGTAGCTATTTGATGCACGAGCGCTTGGAGCAGCTGAGATACAAGCACAGTGTCAGCGCTACCGCCTACTGTAATCCCGGCGGCTTTAATAAGCCCCTGCATGAAGGCGTTAAGATCGTTCGCCCATGCTTTCTCAAAGGGCGTGCCGTCAAATACGCCCGGCGTCGTTTCGTTCTTAAAGCCGCCCGTAGGGTAGTTAGCGTCGCCCGCCTCTGCCTGTCCAGGGTATTCGTTTTCTAAATCTACCATACTTACCTCCGTTTATACGTAATCGATTAGCATGCCGAGCCAGTTTTGGGTAGGGCATATTTTTAAGCATAAAGTCTCAAACTCGTTTTTACGAGTCGCTGGCACTGTCGCTTTATTAGGGTACGTTTGACCCCCAATATACAAGAAAAAAGGCCACCTGTCCACGTCATTGGGTACCACGTAGCGCTTAGGGGTGTACGTAGGACTGGTAGCCCCGCATCCGGCCTCGGAGTTTCCACAATTCATAGCCTGCGCCCCGCATACAGCCGTCATTAGGGCCTCTAATAGTTTATTTACAAGCGGAAAGCCTGTCGGCTGATTAGTTGCACCGCATACGGCCTCAGGGTTTCCGCAGTTCGCTTCCTGAGCGCCGCAATTCGCTATATACTGTAGTGGATTTGCCCCGTCGTTAAGCACGAGTAGGGGGTTTTTAGGTACGGGCGACCCCACTACGGGTAGCTGCCACCACTCATGCACGTAGACGTCGAAGCCCGCCGCTTGTAGCGTATCCTGTATATAGCGCGGGTCTTGCCCTCCGAGCGCCTGCCATGTGGCCACCAGCCTGTCGCGCCTCTCTTGTTCCGTTAGGTCGGTGCCGTTTAGGCCGAACTGCGTCTCCCAAGCGTCTAGCTCTCTGGTTTTTTGTGGGTCTATGTCGTCGAATACCAGGTCGATAAATTCTTTAGTATCATCGCCGAGAGGTTCTGTAAGCCCGTCGAAAAACTGCCGGAGCTGCTTATCTATAGTAAGCTGCCACGCTTTCGCTTTAGGGAGTAAGTGCTGGTATATTCTTAGAAACATGGGCTACGCCTCTGGGTTTATTATGGCGATAAGCATTCCAATAGGCCAAAATATTCCGTTCATCAAAACGCATAGGAGTAACTGCCACCGCCAGTGTCTACGTGCTCCATGCCTTTGTACTTGTCTTTTTCCTGCGTATGTCGCCCACAATAAAGACGCTAAAATATATATTTCCATAGATTAATGGGGGGCCTCCACCCCTATATAAAGCTCACCGTTACGGATTTAGCTTTCTCGCCCTGCTGCAATACATAAAGCTCTAAACTACCCCCGACGGTCGTAACGTCGAAAGTCACGTCGGTAAAAATTCCACTGGCCGCCGTTACTATGTCCTCTACGAGTCCGGTAATAGCGCTACGCGTTATACGATCTTTACGCGGGGGTATGGTAAGCCCATCTACGAAAGGCTCCGCAGCGAGGTAGAACTTCTCTAAGGCGCTCTCTATATCTGTCTGGACCTGTGCCGCATTATCTACTACAAGGCTATTAATAGTCGTATCAAAGCCGGAGCGCGTTATAGGAAGCGAATTAATAAAGGCCCCCGCGGGTCTACGACTCGCCAGCCCGTTATCGTCCTCCTCTATAGCGTCAAACACCTCGTCGAGTTGCGCCTGTGTCGGTATGCCGTCGGGCTGTGAGCCTGTTACGACTGCCTCTGAGTACACATCTACCTCGCCGGGATCTCCGGTATACGGGTATATATTAACTATGCCTGCTACCTCTTCACCCCATATGCGGTAATCAGCGTACGCCCCGCCCTGCGGTCTTGCTTGGAAACGATCTATAACTCTCTGGCGGTAAGCTGCGGTAGACTCCGCGTCGGCACCCGTGACTATCTGCGAGTCTACTACTGCGTCGCGCGCTACGTTGGGTATCGGGTTCGCAAAGGATATCACATCTGCCGGCTCTAAGTTACCTATAGCCCCCGCGCCCCCGCCGTCCGTCTGGTCTGATACCGCCCTTATGGTGGCCTGGACTGTCGGTGCGTTCAGTGCTACCGAGCCTATAGTTATGTACGTTACGCCGTTGTCGACGTTTATCAGCTGAGAGCCGGACGGCAGCGAGCCGGTCTGATTCTCTACAGTAATGTCTATAAGGAGCTCCGCCCGAGTAGCTGCTACGGGGTCGCCTATACCTATGAGCCGCCCCCAGAATACAAGCGGGCGCACTATGAGGCCGTTTATAACGGTGCTGTTGATCGAAGCCGTGGCGACAAATATCTGCAGGAATATAAAGCCCGCATACTTGTAGAGTAGGATAAAGACCGCCCCGAGTACTTTAGATAAGACCCGTAAAAAAGACTTAGGGAGTAGCGGTATGGTCTGGTTAAGAGTGGCCTCCAGCCGCGCTATAATATTCGCGCTTATCTCGTTTGTCGTTGGTGTCTGTAAACTCATACGGATGCCTCCCAGTTTTCGGTAAATTTAAAGCTATGTTTCTCGCCGTTCGCCTCTATGTCTACGGCTATAGTAACCCTGTTAAGCGCCGGTATGCTGACGACCACGGTTACGGACGAGGCTATGTTTTTGTTTGTGAATACGGAGAGATCCCGCTCGGCTGCGGCTTGTATCTTTAACAGGTTAGACGATACGGCGGATAGTGATTTTAAGAGGTTCTGAGTCTCGCTGACGTAGCGTAGGTCGGGGTCTATTTCGTCCAAGTTCCCCCACCACGTCTCGGGGTTATCCGCCCGCCCGTCGTCGTCTTCATTACCGCCGAATAGACAAAAGTAGGCCATAGTCTCGAAAGAGCCCGTCATTGCAGCCACACCGTTAACGACTTCTATCTCGCCGTTATCGTTCGTCTGCTGTAGTAGTACGTCGCCTTGCTGCATTATACCGGGGGTCCTGTAGGTCCTGGAGCTGACGAGCCG